CGTATTGAAAGCAATGCTCTTACTGACGCACTTAATGTTGAACAGCTTGAGCAAGGAATGTTAGATGTTCAGAATGATGCTACACTTCGTTCATTAATAAACCCTATACTAGGCACGGAAGACAGAGTTATTCCAGCATCTAGATTTGGGGCAGGAAGTATCGAGTCTGGTTTTAATGTTTATATAATACCAACAGGCAATGCAAATCAGTTGTACCTGTATGCTAAACCATCTGATGAAGATCAAGAGGGTACGCAAACTATGCTGTTAGGTACTGTAAATATTTGGGATTTTAATGCTAATCGTATTCAGTCTCTCAAAGACCAGATAATACAAAAGTATCAAAAAGCTGTAGAGTCAGAACAACTGAGTAGTGTTACATCTACAACACCATCGCTACAACCTGGAGGTGCTGCTGGTGAAGATGACTTTACTACAACCATTGCTAATGCCTTATCTTCTGTAGGTAATGCTATCATTGGTACGGCTCAGGCTTCTGAATTACCCCCTGCTGATATGAGTCAGGCAGGTGTGTTTATAGACGAGACAGCACCTGAGGCTGCACCTACTGTACCTGTAACAGAGGTACAGGCAGAGGAAGTTACTTCTATATCTCCTAGTGAACGTAGGATAGCTGAGGCCCAAGCTAAACTTGGTATGCGGAAAGAAGATACAGACCGTATGCTTGAGGAACTAGATTCCAAAAGAAAAGCAAGGATACCAATTCCTCGTAGAAGACCTACACAGCAAGAGATAGAAGAGGCTAATAAGCTAACTACTTTTGAAAGTTTTATCGAAGAGGCTAAAAATATTTCAGCTTCTGTTGTTAATAAACTAGTAGAATTAGGTGAAGATGTAGCAGGTACTCCTGATGCACTGAGTATGTTAATTAAAGACGTGGGTGTTAAAAATACACTAGGCGTTCCTTTAAATAGAAGAACTCAGACAGTAAAAGATTTGAAATCTTCTACAGTAGAAACCTTAAGAAGATTAGCTAGAAAAGCCATAGCTAAAAAAAGAATGAACATTACTTGGGATGACTATGGTGTAGACTCTAATGGTATTGAAATTAAGTCGATCATAGGAGGAGGCAAAAAGAATAAAGAAGCTGCTGCTTTTTATCCTAGAAATGCCTCTGGTATGTTGAGACTATTTAGTACTCTTATGGTAGACCCTGCGTTAGACGCTGCCTTAACTATTGGACAGGCTTCACTAAAAAGAAATGAAAAAGGTGAGATAATCTTAACTGACACATATGACGCTGAGAAATTTATGAGAGGTTCTGCATCGAAAGGTGCTTATGGAGCAGCACGAGATTTCTTAGGTAAAGAAGGCAGATTATCTCTTGAGAAGTCAGGAGATACCAAGATTAAATTTGAAGTCAATCTAGGTAAGCTATAAAAGGATATACAATGGCTGAAGAGAATATTGAACGGGAACTGAGTAAACTCGGCTTTGGTGGTGTTGAGCCATCACCTATAACTGGTGTAGTCAGTGACCTAGCTATCAAGGCAGCCCAACGCCAAGTTGAGGAAGAGGCTGACAAGTACAGCTTCTGGGACTTGGTTAAGGAGCGGCAGCTTGATGCTGGAACTATTCCTTCAGCCCTTACCCTATTAGAGAGGCCTTCTCCTATTCAGGGAGAAGCTATTACAGAGGATGTTATTAACGAGCTAACAGCAGGTATTACTGATGAAGCGGCTGTTAGACGTATCCTTGAAGCTGTAGAAAGTAAGGGTGTAACTTACGGACGAGCGATTGCCTCTGAAGTACGTAGAACTATTGAGGCTAATAAAATATTATCTCAGGCAGGACTACGTGGCGCAGGCGCTATGATATTGTCTGACGTACTAGACCCTGCTGATGCTGCTATTATGGCTACTACGGCTGCTGGTGTTAGTGCTGTAGCCCCTCAGTTTGCTCCTGTTACTGCGCCAGCGGCAGCGGGTGCTGTTAAAGCCGCACGATTGTTTGGTAAATTCAAGAACAATAAAAAGTATCTAGCAATGGCGGCTGGTGTTGGTGGTACAGAACTAGCTGCTTTAGAATATTTAAGGGCACAGTCTAAGTATGATATTACAGGTGGTGATATTGTATTAGCAGGAACACTCGGTGCTGGTGGTACCTTAGGTTTTACAAAACTTGGACAGGTATTAACCAAGCGGTCAATGATACAACAGTCATTGCGAAAGCAGGCTGATGGTGAAACTCTAACAGATTTTGAAACTACTCTGTTGCGACAGAATGACGACGAAATCTTGGCACAGCGTTTTCGCCAACAGGCGTATGACAATGATGACTTTGGTGTGGATGAATTAGATGAGGTGACAAGTGGTTCTGGTCTTACCCGTAAAGATTATACGGACTTAAGTGCAGAAGAACTTGCAGCTATTCCAAAACAGCGTGGCGTATTTGCTGGACTACGGGGTAGTCTCTCAGCCTTCGTCCGAGCCAAGAACTCTGAAGATGATACGATTAGATGGTTGGCTGATGGTCTAGGTCTTAATAGCACTGGTAATAAAGTAGGTGCTGATGGACGAGTTACTGCGGTAAACTTTGGAGCATTAGAACAGCGTGACACCCTTGTAATGCGTTACAGGTTAAATGTTGCGAACCCCATCCGACAGCTTCGTGAAGACTACATTGCACGTACAGGTGTTAAACAGAGCGACTGGAATGTTCTTGTATCAAGGCAGTTACGAGGACCAGACCCTAACGCAGACCCTGCTATAAGACAGGCAGCAGAAGTATATAAAACAAAGATGAAGGAATTAGCACAACAGGCTATTGATGCCAATGTTGCTGGGTTCGAGCCAGGAACTATTTCCCGCATCCAAGACTATGCTCCACGTATCTTTAACAGGGGTAACATCCAGAGATTACGGCAGGGAAGGCTAGCAGATAATCCAGATGGCACACTCAATGATGCCTGGTTTCAGTTATCTGAAGAAGCTATCCGCAGAGGACAGCCAAATATAGAAGAAACAGTAGCGGCTGCTCTTAGAAGAAAGAACAAAGAAAAGAAGATAGATAAAATTCCTACGGATGCTGAGGTACAGGCCTTCATTAAGCGTATGTCTCGTGGGTATATACAGTCTGTAATTGATCCAAAGTACGATCAACTTGCTAGACTGCGTGTAGCTAATGGCGATTTTGATGTTGATACCTTTGCTACTATTATGAAGGCAGAAGGTTTCAACGAAGACGAGATTGACATCATGGTTGGTGTACTATCCCGTAATATCAAAGCCAAAGGAAACAAACGAGCAAGACCTCGTATGCTCCTAGACGAAATGGCTAGTGTCACAGTACGAGGTTCTGACGGTACTACATTCGATCTTAAGTTCACTGACATTCTTGAAGAGAACATGGAGAACTTATTTGATAGCTATGTCTTTCAGCTTTCTGGTGCTATTGGTCTAGCACGTAATGGCATCAATACCAATAATGCTGGAACTAGCTTTGAGAATATTATAAGTAAGGCTACTAAGGCGACAGCAGAAGAGAAGAAAGCTATCCGCTATATGTATGAAGCCACTACTGGTGAGTGGGCATACACAGGTGCACAGTTTGCTGGACAGGAAATCTCTCCAACTATGAGACAACTGGCAAGACGAGGCCGTGAGATTAGCTTTGCTGCTAATATGGGCATGTCAGGCATGGCTGCTCTGATGGAATTGTCTAATGCTTTGTTTGAATACTCCATACCCACGCTAATAAAAGCAGTGCCTATGTATGGTAAACTTATTCGTAGAGCAAGGAACGGAGAGCTAACAAGCAAACTAGCTCGTGAGATGACTGCTGGCACTGGCGTTGGTGGTGACGGTCTTGTATCTAAAGTTACAACCATGAGAAGTAGACTAGAAGGAGATGTAACTGAAGGTGTTCGGATTGATGGAGAGATAACTGAAACCGATCAATTACTTGGTGGCGCACGTATGTTCGTATCAAAATGGTCTGGTCTACAGGGTGTGACAGACGTGTTACGTAGGATTTCACTGTATAATTACGCATCAGAATGGGCTTACAAGCACAAAGCAGGAGAGGTTGCTTTCTCTGCAATCAAGCGTGAACAGTTAGGTATCACGGATGATATGGCTCGACGCATTAGAAATCAGATAGACGAACATGCTGAGTATCTTCCTGATGGTACACTAGAAGCTTTACACGTAGACAGATGGTCTACAGGTAAAAATGCTGATCCAGAAGCTGCTGAAATCTTCTTTGCTTCTGCTCGCAGAGAAGCTACACAGGCTGTTCAGGAGATGAACGCTGGCTCTGTCAACGGACTACTACGTAGTGAAGTAGGTAAGACATTCTTTCAGTTCTTGTCCTTTCCTATGGCTTCAATGGAACAACAGGCTATGCGCCTTGGTGTACGTATGGGTAATGGAGATGCAATGACCGTAGCTCGTATCATGTCTTTCTCTGCCCTTATGGGTGGCATGATGTACACAAGCAGATCTTATCTTAATTCAATGGGGCGTAGTGACCAAGATGACTACATGAAAGATAGAATGGCACCCGCAGAATTTGCACAGGGCGCTCTTAGTCAGGTAGGTGCTGCATCCTTATTTGGTTATATATATCAAATTACAACAGGTACAATGGAAGGTAACACAAGTGTAATGACCCCTCCTGCCGTATCAATGTTTGGTGCAGGTATCAAAGGCATCGCTGATTTATTTGGTGCCCTTGGTGAGAGTGAACTAACTGAATCACAACTACGTAGTTTATTAAGGATATTTCCTTTTACATCTCTTTACGGAGCAAGACAGCTAATTAATGCAACCGCTAATGCGGCAACAGCAGATTAATAGGATAAGAAATGGCTCTTTCATATCAAAACTATACAGGGGATAACGTCACAGATACGTTCGCTATTCCCTTTACATACACTGACACTAGTGAGATTAGTGTAACAGTCGATGGTGTGGCGCAGACAGGCCTAACTTTTCCTTCTGCCTCCTCCGTACAACTAACCTCGCCACCTGCTACAGACACACTTGTAC